TAACTTAACATAATGGACATCGTATTCGAGCAGGTGGGGTACTAGGTTTGCGTTTTGGTAGCGGGTAGTGTTGCAGCAGATGTTAGAACCATCGCGCTACAAACGAGACACATTGCCCCCCCTACCCCACACCTAGCGTTGGGGGTACCCCAAGCAATTTTTTTCTCAAAATCGTGCCTAGCGGTTGCTGTTACAACTTGCTGGCACACGAGGCTTTCAGGCGAACTATGGCACCCACTAAAAAAAGAGGGAAAACACCGAAGTGTGCAGCACCTTGTTTATCTAACCTGACCAACACTTGTTAGGCATTGGCTCCACCTGTTTGGCCCCGTTCGCTCGTGCTACTAGAAGTCCCGATGGATTCGGTACGTTTATCCCACTTGGTAAGCTGCCTGCCTTGTGGACGGCTGGGTGATGGCCGCAACTGAACTATGCCACAAATAAATGTTGCCTGCAATACTTGCATTGTGATAGCATTATTTCGTGTTCAATGCTTCAACAGGAGATAAATGATGGAAGCAAAAGCAGGTGGTAGTTTGCGTAAGAATCCCCGCAAAGAGAAAGATTCACATCCTGACCTGACTGGTACTTGGACCGACACTGACGGAAACAAGTATTGGTTGTCTGCCTGGCGCAATGTCGATCAGAAGTCTGGAGATGTCTGGTGGGGTTTGAAACTGGGTGATCGAGTCAAAGAACAGGGTCAAGCACCTCGTCCTGCCAAACCCAAACAAGACTACGACGATGTGCCCTTCTGATGACCGAGAAGGTTGAAAAGAAAAGCAACGGTTCCTACCCCTCCGTAAAAGGATGGGGTGGGGTTCGTAATGTCGTTCAGCGCATCGAGCGTAGCCAGACCATTGTTGCCAACCGGGAGGCTGTTGCTTATAGCCTGCTGACAATGGCAAACACCAAGATCACTGACATCATGGAGTGGGATGACTCTGGCAATGTCAGGGTAAAAGCCAGTTCCAAGATTCCTGAACACGCACTGCAATCCATCAAGAAGATCAGCCAGCGGGTGGATAAAGATGGCAATGCTGTCATTGACATCGAGTTGTTTGACAAGGTGCAGGTCTTGAGGATTCTGGCAAAGGCATCTGGTCTACTCGATACTCCTGATGACGGACAAAAGCCTAGCGTCATTGGTGTGAACATTCATGGTCCTGATGTCCAAGATGTAGAAGCCAGAGAATGACGTTCTGGGTCATGTTGCCTCTGTGCATTGTGGTAGTGATCTTCTTTCTGCTACTCAAAGGCATGACAAACCATATACAAGAAGCCTGGCGACTAGAAGAAAGGGACCAACGAAATGAGCGATCAAATAGCAGGCATTAACATTGACCTGCGATCTAGCCCGACTGCTTTCAAATTCCTGCAAGACAAAGCATTCGTTACTGGTCTGATGGGGCCAGTCGGTAGCGGTAAGTCATATGTCTGTGCCGCAAAAATAATGATCCGCGCTGTCCAACAAAAACCATCTCCAGTAGATGGCATCCGGTACAGCAGGTTTGTCATTGTGCGTAACAGCTACCCAGAACTGAAAACCACAACACTCAAGACTTGGGCAGACCTGTTCCCTGAGAACATCTATGGGCCAATTCTGCATACCCCCCCAATAACTCATCATATAAAGCTACCTCCTCGCGGTGACGCTGCTGGCATCGACTGTGAAGTTATCTTTCTGGCCCTTGACCAACCCAAAGATGTCCGAAAGTTGCTCTCCCTGGAACTTACTGGAGCCTGGGTCAACGAGGCCAAAGAACTACCCAAAGCAGTCATTGATGGACTCACCCACCGAGTGGGACGTTACCCAACCAAGCGAGATGGCGGTGCTACATGGCATGGCATCTGGATGGACACCAACCCAATGGACGACGACCACTGGTGGCATCGTCTGGCAGAGAAAGAACCCATCACCGGAAAGTACGCCTGGAAGTTCTTTAAGCAACCAGGTGGTGTGATCGAGGTTCCATCTGACCAACTACCAGAGAATCCTGAAGCCAATGACCACATCTTTGCGTCTGGCAAATGGTGGAAGATCAATCCCAAAGCTGAGAACATCAAGAACCTCCCGCCCGGATACTACCTTCAGCAGTTGGCTGGTAAGACTCTGGACTGGATTCGGTGCTATGCCGAGGGCAAGTACACCTTTGTGCAGGATGGCAAACCAGTTTGGCCTGAGTACGACGACAACATCATGTCTACCGACATTGAGCCTGATCCGAACTTCCCGATTCAGGTTGGACTGGACTTTGGTTTGACACCTGCTGCTGTTTTTGGGCAAAGGATGCCCTCTGGACAGTGGCGTGTCCTGCATGAAATTGTAACCTTTGACATGGGTTTGGAGCGATTCGGACAAACACTGACCGCTGAACTGCAAACCAGATTCCCCAAGTACGAGGTTCGCATCTGGGGTGACCCCGCTGGTATGCAAAGAGATGCCATTTACGAGACAACTGCCTTTGAGTACCTGCGTTCTCTGGGTCTGAGAGCAGAACCCACGGCAACCAACGACTTCAAGGCTCGTCGGGAAGCCGCGGCTAGTCCTATGAACCGCATGGTTCAGGGCAAACCGGGTCTGTTGGTCAACAAATCCTGCAAGTTATTGCGCAAATCCCTGTCTGGTGGCTACCACTTCAAGCGAATTGCAGTCGGTGCAGGCCAAGAACGCTTCCGGGATACCCCGAACAAGAACGAACACTCCCACGTTGGTGACGCTTTTGGCTACCTGATGACCGGGGGCGGCGAATATCGCCAGCTAACCAGGGGTTCGCAAGCCCAAAAGACCAGCACATTCGTCGCACAGACCACGACAAACACCGATTTCGATGTCTTCTCCTGATATTTACAAGGAACTGCCGACCTTTGAGGGACTGATCTGGGTTCCGTTCCAGTTGGGACACGCCGCCGTGATGAATATCCAGGCACAGAACTTCCAACACCTGTCCCGCGCTGTGCCAATCATGGATATGCTGGCGTTCCAGGCGGCAAAGGGTCATGCTATCACTGCGATATTACATGGTCGTCCAGTGGGGTGCTGTGGGGCAGTGACTCTGTGGCCAGGGGTGGAGGAACTCTGGATGATTACAGAGGAGAGAGGGCGAAAATTCGCCTTAACCATGACCAAAGCGGCATTGGTTTATCGTGATTTCAGAGTGAAAGCAGGAAACTTGCATAGATTGCAAATAGTCGTAAGATGCGACGACGAACGTGCTGTCAAGTGGGGCAAGGCCATAGGGTTCCACATCGAGGGTCGTATGGAAAAGTACGGTCCTGACAAGGCAGATTTCTTCATTATGGCTAGGAGTTGAACATGGGTGGACTTTTTGGTGGTGGTGGTGGTGACGGTGGCGCAGCGGCTCGTCAGATCGAACAACAACGTGAGCAACTGGCAAAGCAAGAGGCTGAACTGAATGCTCAGAAGACTGAATCCGCACAGAAAGCACAAGCCAGCATGATGGCTCGTCGCCGTGGTGGTTTGGCTCAGTTGTTGTCTACCGAGCGCGAAGATGCCGCTACGGGTATCCAGACGACGACCAAGCTAGGCGCTGGTCCGATGACCGGGGGCTGAAATGGAAGACAAGAAGGCCAAGATGCAGGCGAAAGTCGGCAAGGTCATGCGCGAGTGGAAAGCAGGAACCCTGCACTCTGGCAAAGGCGGTCCTGTCGTCAAAAGCCAGGCGCAAGCCACCGCGATTGCAATGAGCGAAGCCCGAAAAGCTGTCGCCAAGAAATAAGGATGGAGGCCAATCATGGCAGTCATCCTGATTGATCGTGAGTCAGAAGATACATCAGCACAGTTTGTTGCGCTGACTCACAAGAACAACGCCGGGAGCAACGTGGTTTCCGGTGCAGACGCGCCTGTTATCACTGTCGATGTCAACCACCAGCGCAACCATGATGGTCGGGCGTTCTTTGCCTATGTGCTGTACCCTGTTTCCAGCAAGTTGGCTGCGGGGGCCAGCATCGACATCGTGATTGCCTCGCCTGCTGGCGTATTCCCGCATTTGTCGGTTGAGGCTTTCTGCCAAGGTGACGCTGAGTTCTATCTGTACGAGGGAACCAGCACCAGTGGTGGTACGTTGTTCACCCCGATCAACCGCAATCGCAACTATGCGGTAAGCAATCCGAGCCAAAGCGCAATGGTGATCAATCCAACCGTCACCTCGCTTGGCACTGCGCTAGATGGACAGATTGTCCCCGGTGGGGTTGGCAAGAAGTCTGGGGGTGGCGACTCTGCAACCCTGGAATACGTCCTGAAGCCTTTGACCAACTACCTGTTTCGCCTGACCAACGTGAACGGCACATCCCACGCCGCATCACTAACCATAGAGTGGTACGAATAATGAACTGCCGGGAGTACGAATATGAGTCTGAATAAAAAGATATGGGAACGCGCCAGACCTAGAAAACTTGGAGAACCGCAGAAGTTGTCTCCTAGCGAGAAGAAGTCTGCCCAAGAGAGTGCTCGCAAAGCAGGCCGCCCCTATCCCACGTTGGTTGATAACATGAATGCGGCAAGAAAGAAATGAGCAAGTACAAAGACCCTGAAGGTGGTTTGACAGAAGCTGGCCGGCGCAAGTTTGAGCGTTCCGGTGAAAGTAAGAACCTGCAACCTGGCGTGAAGGCATCGAACCCAAAGGGTCAGGATGCTCGGCGCAAGGGGTCTTTTCTGACTCGTTTCTTTACGAATCCAAGTGGTCCGCTGGTTGACAAGAAGGGCAAGCCAACAAGACTGGCGTTGTCTGCAAACGCATGGGGGGAGCCAGTCCCTAGAACTGCTGAAGCGGCATCGAGGTTAGCAGCCAAAGGACGAGCAATTTTGAAAAAGTATCAAGCAAGCAAGAAGGATTGATATGGCTGATTTAACTGTTGACCAGCTTCTTAAGCGACAGAAAATCGCTCAGAACAAGAAGGAAGACTTCCGTTCTCTGTACGAGGATGCGATGGAGTTTGCCCTCCCGCAGCGTAACCTCTATGGTGGCGAATACGAAGGTCGTGTCGGTGGCAAGAAGAAGATGAGCCGAGTCTTTGATTCGACTGCCATCAACTCTACCCAACGCTTTGCCAACCGTCTGCAATCAGGCATCTTCCCGCCCCAACGCAAATGGTGTCGCCTCGAGTCAGGCACTGACATCCCGCCAAACCGCAAGTCTGAACTGCAACGAGCATTGGATATGTACAACGACAAGATGTTCGCTGTACTGAAGCAATCCAACTTTGACATTGCGATGGGCGAGTTCTTGCTGGACTTGTCTGTGGGCACTGCCGTGATGTTGGTTCAGTCTGGCGATGCTGTCAGCCCGATCAACTTTATCCCTGTCCCGCAGTACCTTGTAAGTTTCGAAGAAGGTGCAAACGGTCAGGTGGATAACGTCTACCGCAAGATGCGTCTGAAGGGTGAGGCTATCCAGTTGCAATGGCCTGATGCCAAGATTCCCCCGGAGGTTCAAAAGCAGATTGCTGACAAGCCGACTGAGGAAGTTGACCTGCTAGAAGCCACGGTGATGAACATCGACAGGGGTGATTACACCTACTACGTTGTTCACGAGAAGACCAAGACGATGCTGGTCAAGAAGAAGATGAAGACTTCTCCTTGGGTCGTTTCCCGGTACATGAAGGTGGCAGGTGAAATCTATGGTCGTGGACCTGTCCTGACCGCACTGCCTGACATCAAGACGCTGAACAAGACCAAGGAACTGCTGCTGAAGAATGCTTCACTGGCTATCACTGGCGTGTACACAGCGGCTGATGACGGTGTTCTGAACCCTGCCAACGTGAAGATTGTGCCTGGTGCGATCATCCCGGTGGCTCGTAACGGTGGTCCCCAGGGTGATGCCATCAAGCCTCTGCCTCGTGCGGGAGACTTCAACGTCACCCAGATCGTGATCAATGACCTGGTTCAGTCTATCAAGCGAACATTGCTGGACGAGAGCCTGCCTCCTGACAACATGAGTGCCAGATCAGCTACCGAGGTGGTCGAGCGCATGAAGGAACTGTCTCAGAACCTGGGTTCAGCCTTTGGTCGTCTGATCAACGAAACCATGATTCCGATGGTCACCAAGATTCTGGAGATCATGGACGAGCGTGGACTGATTGACCTGCCTTTGCGGATCAACGGACTGGACGTTAAGGTAAGTCCTGTCAGTCCCTTGGCGATGGCTCAGAACATGGATGAAGTACAGAACATTATCCAGTTCATGCAGATTGCCCAAAGCCTTGGCCCGGAGGGTCAAATGGCTGTGAAGATGGGTAGCGTGGCTGACTATATCGCTGACAAGTTGGGTGTGCCTGCAATGATCAGGACTAGCCCGGAGGAACGTGCCCAGATGATGCAACAGATGCAACAACTGGCTATGCAGGCACAACAGGCGCAGGCTCCAGCCGCAGGAGCGCCAGCATTAGAAGGAGCCATGTAAATGGCAGGATGGGAAGACTTGGAAGGCTCACAGGAGTTTGAGCCTGATCAAAAGGGTGTTGACCTGAATCTGATGTTTGCCAGGACGTTTGGCACAGATGAGGGTAAAAGAGTGTTGGCGTGGATGCGAGAGTTCTATCTTGAGCAACCATGCTGGCAACCAGGAACGGATCAATCTCTGGGGGTGTTCCGAGAGGGGCAGAACAGTGTGATCCGTGATATTGAAACCCGTATCCGAAAGGCAAAACTTAAATGAGCGAAGCAAATGACAACCCTGGCCTGCTGGAAGCAGCCGCCGCTGAAGGCGATGCAGAAGGGCAGACAACCGAGGGCCAAGAGCAGAGCATCAGTCATACCAATCCTGATCCTAATGCTGATGATGGCCCCCTAGAGCGTCCCGATTTCTGGCCTGAGAAGTTCTGGAATAAGGACAAGGCAGAACCTGATCTGGAGGGGATCAGCAAGTCTTATGTGGAACTTGAAAAGAAGTTTCGAGCAGGAGGTCACAAAGCCCCTGAAGACGGCAAATATGAGTTAGAAAGTCTTAATCTCAAAGCAGATGACCCAGTGGTCAATGCTTATGTGGGTTGGGCACAGAAGTACGGTATCTCCCAGTCTGCCTTTGAGGAACTGGCTCGTAGTGTCAACGAGATCGGTGGGCGCAACATGGAGTCTGCCCAGGTCAATATGCAGGCAGAACTGGAGGCTTTGGGGCCAAACGCCAAGGCTGTGATTGCTGACATGGCTACCTGGGGTCGTGGCATGGTCCAGAAGGGCAT